CTACGACACAATGAGTGAGCATCTACAACCGCAGAGTATACCTCTTGTAGTTCTAAAGATTGCTGACTATCAGTATAAGAATGTGCATGTGGCAGACCAAGAAGTAAACATGGTTGCATTCTTTACTGAAGTTATGGTTGACTGTGAGTTTCAGTAATGCCGATACCTTATTTACATCATGAATTATTTGAACTAAATGATGGTCTTCTATGCAAGAAGCATGTGATAGAAGGTATCGGTCCTGTCGTAGTGATTGACCAGACTTACAAATACCCTAGTGATATTGCACTAATGCTAGACCAAGCATGGGTTCCTTCTTTTCACTATGGTAGAAGTAGTTCTAATTATAAAGACTATTATGACTGCAGACATAACATTCAAATTATGAAAACAGGTCATGTAAAAGAAAATGAAGTTCAACTTTTAATTAGAGATATGGCGAAGAACTATCTTGGTTATGAGTGTATTGATGAAGAACTTGATTATACTTTCAATTGCTTTACATGGGTAAACCCACCTGCAAGCAATGATGTTCAGTCTATGCCACATCAAGATAGTGAAGGTAAATCACATATTGCATCTGTAACTTATTTCAATGATAATGAAAATCACGGCACAGCATTTTATTCTTATTGTGATGCCGAGCAAGATGAAGTTATAGACATTCGGTGTGATATATCGAAGAATGCAGAACTAGTTGAAGTGATTACAGGTAAAAAGAACAGAACTATCATTTATCCTAGTTGGTACTGGCATGGTGCATATATAGAAGACCACAGTGAGTGGGTCGATAATTGGAGATACAGTCAAGTATACTTCAATAGAGTGAAACCGGATTTTAAATTATGAGTACACCATTTGATTATGTAAAAGCAATATCATATACAAAAGAAGATATGATTGTAGATGATATTACAGAAAAAGATTACAATCCCTTTATTGTCAATCGCGCTTTAAGCATGGGTATTGATACTGTGCTTCAAGCAAACGAGATGAACCAGCGTCATCACCTGTCTAAAAAGTTACAATTTGACTTTTTACTAAATAGTATAAGTAAGCGAAAGCGATTTGATAAATGGCAGAAGGCGAATAAGAGTGAAGAGTTAGATTATGTACGAGCATACTACAATTACTCCTACCCTAAAGCAATTGCCGCTTTGTCAGTCCTTTCCAATCAACAAATTGATACTATTAAAAAGAAGATAGACAATAAAGGTGGAGTAAAATGAATGATTGGACAGTTGAAAATATGGTTGAGGTTACGCTGTCTCAACCTGATGATTTTCTAAAAATTAGAGAGACACTTTCTCGCATGGGAATTGCGTCAAAGAAAGACAAGAAATTATATCAGTCTTGTCATATCTTGCATAAGCAAGGTAGATACTTTATCGTACACTTTAAAGAGTTGTTCGGTTTAGATGGCAAGCAAACAAATTTTTCACAAGAAGACCAAGAGCGTAGAAATACCATTGTAAAACTTTTGAAAGATTGGGGATTAATTTCTGTAGTCGCTGAAGATAAGATTGCTGACCAAGCACCCTTATCTCAAATTAAAGTAATTGCATTCAAAGAAAAAAATGAATGGATACTTGAAACTAAATACAACATAGGAAAGAAAAAAATAGATGCTTAGTTGGTTTAGAAAAGTTTTCTGGTATAGACCTTCTATTGTCGGTGATATGTCTCAACATAGACTACACTCTGGCAAATATGAAGATTTGTGCATGTAAAGCACTTGATATTATGAAATTGATGACTATATATAATGTGAAGACGCCTCAGTTGGGTCTTCTATAAAAAATAAAGTCTTGCTTAATAGGAGATAAAAACATGACTAATTTAACGACACTAAGGTCGGCGCTACAGTCGTTTGACCAAAATCTTTTAACCCCATATGCTGTTGGATTCGACCACACCTTTAATAGGTTGTGGGACTATGCGACACATCAGGCAGAATCCTCAGGATTCCCGCCTTACAATATTGTCAAAGATGCTGAAGATGGTTACAAATATACCATTGAGATGGCACTTGCTGGTTACAGTAAAGATGATATTGAAATTGATTTTGCAGAAGGTTGTCTAACAATCAAATCTAAAAAACAAGAAGATGCTAAAGATACGCTGTCGATTTGGAAAGGTATTTCTAATCGCTCGTTTACTAGAAAGTTTACTCTTGCAGATGAGGTTGTTGTCAACAGCGCAGAACTAAAAGATGGTATGTTGAGAGTTGAACTTGAACGTATCATTCCTGAAGAGAAACTACCTAAGAAGATTGAAATTAAATAATCCTTCGGAGGGCATCACCTGAGCATGTGTAAAAACTGCTCATTTTATTAGGAGTATATGATGAATAAACCTGTAACTGAGAAACTTGAAAAAATGAATGTAGCAAAGAATAAAATTGAAGACGCCATTGAAGAATATGAAGTTCAACTTCAAAAGCGTAAAGAACAAATCACCAATATGAAACAAGCACAAGTTCAACTTGAAGCAGAAGCAAATTCTCTTGTTGGTTCTATTAGTGCTTTGCGTAAAGTGATGATTGATGAAGAGGAAAAAAATGATGAGTGATGTAACTCTAATTAAAATGATTAATGGTGAACAAATTATCGCTAAAGTAAAGAGTGAAGATGAGGATACAATCACAGTAGAAAAACCTGCTATTGTTATGCTTGCTCCTGGACAAGGAAATCAAGTTCAAGTTCAGATGGGTCCTTGGGACTCTTTCACAGATAAACCAATTGCAGTTTCTAAACCTAGCGTAATGTATATTGCAGAACCAACAACAGAACTTCTCAATAGTTATAATCAAAACTTTGGTAGTGGACTTGTTATTCCTAATAAGAAACTTGATACCAGTGCATTTCTAAAGGGGTAAAAGACACTTTTACGCGCATAAAACTGTTGACAAATCACACATTATGGCGCATAATAGTGTGATGATAAATGATGAGGCAATATATTGAAGTTCTATACAAACGTCCAGCAATGGGGTAACAACATTCTAGTTCGTGGTGTAGGTCATGATGGTCAACGTGTTATGCAAAGACATAAAGACTTTTCACCCACACTATTCTTAAAAGCAAACAAACCCACAAAGTACAAGACTATTGAGGGTGAGTATGTCGATGAATTCAAACCTGGCGGTGTCAAAGAAGCAAGAGAGTTTCTTGACCAGTACAGAGATGTTGAGAACTTCAAAATCTATGGTCAGACGCAATATCTCTATCAGTGGATATCTGACAACTTTGTAGATAAAGATGAGATTGACTTTGACACTAATCAAATCTCTATTCTGTCACTCGACATTGAGACTTCTACAGAGTATGGTTTCCCAAACATTCAAACTGCTAATGAACAAATCTTGCTCATCACTGTGCGAGATAGTCTGACTAAGAAGTTGACTACATGGGGTCTCAAAGAATATCACGGTAGCAATAGAGATGTAGACTATCGAACTTTCACTGATGAGCGAACTATGTTGAGTGACTTCATCGCGTTTCTAAATGATTATAAACCTGATGTTATCACTGGTTGGAACACTCGCTTCTTTGATATTCCATACATTGTCAATCGCATCGAAAGACTTCTCGGTGAAGAGAAAGTTCGTCTTATCTCTCCCTGGAAGATTGTCAAAGGTGGTAAGATTACTATTCAAGGTAGAGAGCAACAATACTATGATATTTTTGGTATTGCTGGCATTGACTATCTAGAACTGTTTCGCAAGTATCGTGGTATTGGTTATGAGAGTTTTGCACTTGCACATATTGCAAATGTTGAACTTGGTTCTGAGAAACTTGACCACTCTGAGTATCAAAACTTCAAAGACTTCTATGAACAAGACTGGGATAAGTTTGTTGACTACAACATTCGTGACGTTGAACTTGTTGCACAATTAGAAGACAAACTTGGTTTGATTGACTTGCAGTTGACGATGGCGTATGACTTTCGCGTAAACTATGAAGATGTATTCTCGCAGGTTCGTTGTTGGGATATGCTCATCTATAATACTTTGCGTAAGAAAGGTATTGTCATTCCGCCAAAGAAAATGAATTACAAGAATGAAGCATATGCTGGTGCATATGTGAAAGACCCTACTATCGGTCAGCATGATTGGGTTGTTTCTTTTGATTTGAACTCTCTGTATCCTCACTTGATTATGCAGTATAACATTTCACCTGATACTATTGTTGATGAGAGAGTACAATGTAGTGTAGATGAACTTCTAGCAAAGAAACTCGACACTTCTCACTTGAAAGAAAACAATCTCTGTATGTCGGCAAATGGTCAATGTTTCAGAACAGACTTTCAAGGGTTTCTACCTGCTATGATGGAAGAACTCTATGAGAGTAGAAAGTTCTATAAGAAGAAGATGCTTGAAGCAGAGCAAGAATATGAGATTACAAAGAAATCTGACTTGCAGAGAGATATTGCAAGATATGGCAACATTCAACTTGCAAAGAAGATTGCACTAAACTCTGCTTATGGTGCGTTAGGTAATCAGTACTTTAGATACTTTGACATTCGACAAGCAGAGGGCATCACACTCTCTGGTCAGTTGTCTATTCGATGGATTGAAGAAGCACTGAATAAATACTTTAACAAATTACTAAAGACTGATGGAGAAAATTATGTCATTGCAAGCGATACGGATTCGGTTTACCTTAATCTTAGCGGACTTGTTAGTCAAGTGTTTGGCGAGAGAGTCCACTTATCGAAAGACGAGGGTGGTGTATCGAAAGAGCGAATTGTTAAGTTTCTTGACCGAGTTGCTAACGAGAAACTTGAACCTTTTATTGATAAGAGTTATAAAGACCTTGCTGACTATATGAATGCATATGAGCAGAAGATGTTCATGAAGCGTGAAGTAATCGCTGACAGAGGCATCT